TGTTAAATCGGATGAAATTTATTATAATAAATGTTTAGAAGAAGCTAATCAAGAAATTATAGTTAAATATTTAGAAGCAGTTGTAGATTCAATTTTAAAAATGGGATTTCAAATTAAAAATTATATTGAACTTCAAAAATTAAAAAATGGTATTTGAGTTAAACTTTTGGATGAAAAATATAAATACTTTATAAAAGGAGGTATTTATGATTATAACAGAAAAAGTAAAAATTAAAGTTACTAAAACATATAGACATTTTGAAGAAAAAGGATATATAATTCCTAAAAAATTTGAGCAAAGAACTAAAAAATATGTAGCAAATTTTGAAGCAGAAATAGAAGTTCTAGTTAAAGATTTACCTAAAAATTCTGTAATAGAAGTAGAATGTAAATGTGATTTGTGTGGAAAAATTAGAATTCAAAAATATTATAGATATAGAGATATTTGTTCAAACTGTATGAGAACTAAAATCCAATTAGGAGAAAACTCTCCTGGTTGGAAACATGGTAATGGTATGAAAAAAGAATGTATTGATTGCGGAACAAAAATACATTGGAACACAAAAAGATGTTCTGTTTGTCGAACTAAATATTTGAAAAGTTTAAATAAATTTTGTACAGATTGTGGTAAACCTATATCAAGACAAGCTAAAAGATGTTCAGCCTGTGCTAATAATGGTAAAAATAATCCAGCATATAATGAAAATTTAACAGAACAAGATAGAGAAGATCAAAAATATTATAAAGGCATTCATAAATGGAAGACAGAGGTAAGAAAAAAATTTAATTATACCTGTAAAAAATGTGGTAAAAAAGGACATAAAAATTCTGGTATAATTGAATGTCATCATATTAATAATTTTAAAGAATATATTAATTTAAGAATAGATGTTAATAATGGTATAGCTTTATGTCAACAATGTCATAAAGAAATTCATAAAAAATATGGAAAATTAACGAATGAAAAACAATTATTAGAATTTTTGAATTGATTATTTATTTTCTATAAATAGTTAAGTATATAAGATATAACTATTTATAGGAGATAAATTTTGGAAAAAATTATTGTTGAAAAATTGAATCAAGTGTATTTTAAAATACGATGTGATAGTTCACAAAGTATGGAACTTAAAAATTATTTTTCGTATTATATTCCTAATTATTGGTTTTCGCCACGTTTTAAAAATAAAGTTTGGGATGGAAAAGTTTCATCTTATAATCGCCAATCCCAAACCTTACCTATAGGTTTATATCCAATGTTGAAGCAATTTTGTATTCATTATGGATATGAACTAGTCTTAGATTTTGATAAAACTAATATGTTTAATCAGATAGAAGATGAAGATATACAAAAATTTTATGAAACAATTTTTACAGATACAAAGTATTATCCAAGAGATTATCAAGCAGAAACTATTTTAAAAGCTTTAAAATATAAACGTGGAGTAATAGAATCACCAACTGGTTCTGGAAAATCGATTGTCATATATTCGATTATTAGATTTATATTAGGAATAACCGAAGGTAAAATATTACTTATAGTACCAAATGTAAGTCTAGTCAACCAAATGTTTAATGATTTTAAAGATTATGGTTGGACTGCATGTGAATCATATACAAATATACTTTATAGTGGTAAAAAGCCCGATTGGAGTAAACCTATATTAATTTCTACATGGCAATCTGTTTATAAGAAGACTAGTTCTTTTTTTGAAAGTTTTAATGCTGTTATAGTTGATGAAACTCATGGGGCAAAAGCTAATTCAATTAAATCTGTTTTAGAAAAATGTACAGGAGCAGATTATAGAATTGGATTGACAGGAACTTTACCTACAGAGAAATCAGATATTTATACAATATATGGGTATATAGGACCAAAAATATATGAAATTTCATCTAAAGAATTGATGGATAAAGGTATTTTATCTAAGATTAAGATAGCTAATTTATTATTACAATATTCAGAAGATGAGATTGCAACTAATAAACATAGAACTTATGATGAAGAAGTTCGATTCTTAGTAGATCACCCTAAAAGAAATGGTGTTTTTAAGTATATAATAGACCATATTAATCCTGAAGAGAATGTTCTAATATTATGTTATTTAATAGATCATTTAAAAAGTATTAAAAGTTATTTAGAAAAGATATATCCAAATAAAAAAATTCAAGAAATTTATGGTGAAATAGATGCCGATAAAAGAGAACAAATAAGGATAGGAATGGAGAATAGTAAAGGGGTAATCTTACTTGGCACATATGCTACAATGGGCATAGGAATTAATATAAAAAGGTTACATCATGTAATTTTTGCTAGTAGTTATAAATCTAAGATTAAAATCTTACAAAGCATAGGTAGAGGACTTAGAACCCACGAATCTAAAACTAAATTGATCCTTTGGGATATTGTAGACGATCTTACTTATGTCAAAAGAACAGGTACAATAGGTAAGAATTATGTATATGAACATTTTGAGCAAAGACTAGAATATTATAAAACACAAGAGTTCTCATATATTAATAAGAACATAATAGTAAAAAATTTATAAATACTAATAAATAACTAATTAGGATTTAAAATGAAAAAGTATGAAGAATATTTACTAGAAAAATTACAAGAAGAGCCATCTCCTATTTTAGATATATATGGAAGTGGTAAAGAATTTGATATTTCGGATAATGAAGATTTGTTTCAGATTGTTAAAATGATTAAAGATATGATTGATAAACATTTTTATGCTTCTAATTTTAAATATTCCTATAAAGTAGATTATCAGACGCTAGTTTTTGAAGTTGAAAGTCAGAAGAATAGTCAAGAAGTGTCAATGGTTAATCATTTAATAGTTGATGATTTAGTCAACATGATTGAAACTGGAATAAGTAGGAGGTATCAAAATTTATTTAAAATAAGCAGGGAAACCTGTGATATTGGTGAAGGGAAAGAAAATATTATAATAATTATTAAAAAGATTGATAAATTTCCTTATTTGCCAGATTAACATTATAAGAGATAGAAACAACAAATTTACATAGATTAGCTTAATAATGGAGGTTTTCATGTCCCTTGATCCTGCTTTTTTAAAAGATTTTTGGACATATCTATCGGGTTTAGAATGGTGGCAAGGTCTAATTTTTATAATTGTTTTGGGATTAATAATCATAATTAGCGGTTATGGAAAGAAAATAATTGAAAAAATTAAAGAACAATTTACACCAAAAAAACTAAAATGTGAGGTATGTATTAAAATGGTACTAATGAAATCAATAATGATCCAAACAAAGATGGGATTTATATTAAATAATATCCTAAGAGATCAAATGAATATAGTAGAACAAAAAATATCAGAAATTAAAACGATATTAATTAATACATATTCAGAAGAATTAAATAAGAGTAGGTCTATCGAAAAAGATAATAGATATTTGTATGATGAAACTATTCAATATAAACTTTATTTAGGTTTAATTAATGATGCTTTATTTTTAGTTAAAGATGAATTAAGAAGATCATTAAAAGAAAACGGATTTCATAAAAAAGCTGGATTAGAATTTTCTGTTTATGTTAAAGATAAAGTAAAACAAATAATATATTTAATAGAACAACATTTAAGAAATCTTTATCCTATGATGGGAATGATTGTTCTTTTAGATAAAGAATTAGAAAATATTAATAATAATTCTCATAAAATTGAAGATATTATGTTTGAATTATTTGCAGATTCTAAAGTTATTAAAAATGAAGCAGATTTGAAGTTAAAAGAGTGTGAAGAAGAATTATTAAAATTTATTAATAAAGATTTAAATATAACTCTATCAGATACTTCGAAAATTCCGATAGAATCTTATATGTTAGCAGTATAAATATTAATGGAGGATTAAATGGCAAATATAAAAGAAGTTATTACGGATTTAATATCATATGATGTTCAAAAAGATTATTATAAAAATGATGAAAAGAATAAAGTAGTTGATAATTTTAAAAAGATTCTTTTTGAAGATGATGTTAGAGTTAGAAAGTTTCTTGAAAAATGGTTTAAAGAAACAGCTAAAATGGCAAAAGAATTTAATCTAGTCGATACAGGTAAAGAAGAAGTAGGTGGAAAAGATACAGAACCTACAGGTGAAGAAGATACTAAAAAAGAATTTGCTGATCCAGAAGTAAGAGCAACCAATCCAGTTCAAGAGCCTAGTGGTCAAGATATTGCGGTTAGACCAATGACAGGAATGGAAAGTACAATGACACATCAAGCAAATAAATATCTTATGTAGGAGAATTGACTATGGGATTTATGAATTTTTTGGATAAATATGAAAAGAAAATAGATATTTTAATTGAAGAACCTAAGATAATTGAAGAAAAAAATATTAAAGTTAAACATGTAGTTACTAAAAAGAAAGAAATAAAAGAAGATAAACATGTTTGTACTTGTAAGTATTGTGGCAAAACATTATCTGAAAAAAATAATATTCATAGTTATGCTGCATCTATTTTAGATGGAGTTAAAGATGATGGAAGTATAACTATAAATAATAGTATACCAATTCAAAATAAAATAGAAGTAGTTCCGGCTATTATAAAAAGTCATGCTGCATCTATTTTAGATGGTGTAGAAGAAACAAATACAGAAGTAAGACCGATGTTACCAAATCAAAATGTAATATTAGATCAAGCACCTGTACAACAAAGTATAATGACACCAGAAATGGCAGAACAAATAATTAAAAGAGGTAATGGTAGTGAAACAACAAACCATGCTTCTTTGTTGGTATAAGGATATAAAATGGCTAATAAAATATATAATAAATGTAAAGATTTAATGATAAGACAACAATTAAATCTAGTCTCAGATACACTTAGAATTATATTAGTTAATTCTTATACACCAAATATTGATACGCATCAATATTATTCAAATGTATCTGCATATGAAGTTAATGGAACAGGATATACTACAAATGGTCAATTAATAAGTGGATCATCTTTTACGAGAGATGATGTTAATGATAGAATAGAATTTGATGCTCAAGATAATGTATGGGAGAACTTAACAACATCGACAAATGGTGCTATTATATATAAAAGTTTAAGTGCAACTAATATTTCTCCACTAGTCGCATTTATAGATTTTAATGGTACAAAAGTAGCAAGTAATACTAGATTTAAGATAGAGTGGAGTAATGAGGAAGGTATAATTTATTTAACGTAAGGTAATATGAGGAGGAATATATGGCAAGTTATGTTTTTAATAATTTTAAAAGTAAATTGATGAAAGGAACATATAACCTTTCAGCAGCCAATAATACATATAAAATTGGATTAATTAATGTTTCAGCTTTTAATCAAACTAATCCAGATGATACTGAATTTTGGAATTCGGTTTCTGCAAACTGGTCGATTACGGCTGATCCAGGTTATTTAGCTCAAAATTATATTGATAGAGGATTGTCAGGAACAAATGTATCATTAGCACTGGTAGCAAATGAGGCTAGATGGAGTGCAACAAATGTAACATGGGCAAGTTCTACTATTGATGCTAGAGGAGCAGTAATTTATAAAAGAACGGATAGTTCATTAATTTGTGCTATTGATTTTGGAAGTAAGAAAAGCTCATCTAATGGAGATTTTACAATTTCATGGAATACTGAAGGTATTTTAAACCTAGGATAATATAAATTTTTAAAATTTAATAAGCTTAATTATGGTTATCCATAGTTAAGCTTTTTTTGAAACGGAGGATTAATATGTGGATTGTAGCAAGAAAAACAAATCGTTCTTTAGTAGAAATTATTAGAGTTAGACCAGAACCAATATTAGACGCTCTTAAATTTGCAATTGTAGCAAATTATGGAGGTACTGCTAATGATTATGCGTTTTATCAAACATCAGATGCAACAATACAAAGTAGAATAGATAATGGAGATCAATATGCATTAATATGGGATAATATGGGAACAGCAGGAGATCCATTAGATGATGAAATTACTGGAGTAGATTTTTCAGTCGAAAATACTAAAAGATGGGTTAAAGTATATGAACAAACTGGAAAACAATTTATTAATGGAAATGGTACAGATACAGCAACTATTATAATTGAAATTTGGAATAGTGCATTAACAGCTATTGATACAAATATTACTGGAGTAACTAAAAAAATTCCTATAGCTATGCCTGTTTATGGAACAGTTTTTAAAGAAGCTACTTTTACAAATGGGGTTGCAACTATGCCAATTTCTAGTAAAATTTATGGTTCATGGATGATTCCATCTGATTCTGTTAGATATGAAAATACTAGAGTTGCTCAAACTTGTAGTTTTAATGTAATGTTAGTATAAGGAATTAAATGGCTTTAAATATTCAAAGAATTCAGAGAGGTACATCTATACTTACTTCTGCTGGAAATCAAGTAAATGCAACAATTACTGATATTGATATTGCTAAAACTATGCTTTTATTTACATATAGAAGTAATACAGCAGCATCTATTAATGATAGTGTTAGAGGATTTATAACATCTTCTACACAATTAACATTTAGTTGTAATACAGCAGCAACGGGAACAGGTCAACAATGGATTGAATGGGTTATAATTGAATTTTCACCCGATTCAGATATTACAACTCAACACGGTACAACGGTTGGTGGTGGTGTAGCAACAATTACAGCAGTAACATTAGCAAATGCTTTTGTAATGGCATCTTTTGAAAAATCGGGTAGTTCTACTTTTGGTGGTGATGATTGCGGATGGGCGCAATTAACATCTACAACTAAAGTAACATTTTATCAAGGAGCAGTTCATGATGATGATACATATCAAGTTGTATCTTCACCACATTTTAAAGTTCAAGAAATTCAAAAAATAAAAACTTCTGGAACTCAAGTAATGATTACAATACCTACAGCAGTAGATTTAACAAAATCTACAATGTCATCATTTATTAAATTAACAAATGGAGGTACAAATACTATAACTTTTAATGTTTTGCCATCATTTCAATTTTCAGCAGCAACGAAGATTCAACGAGATGCTTATGCTACTGGTCTTGCTATAGATGATTTAATTTATGTTGTAGAATTGTCAGGTAATAATAAAATTAAACCAACTGTTCAACAATGTATTATGTCAGTATCATCTACTACACAAATAAGTGCTATTAATACTATTAATTCTATAAATCAAAATTCTTCATTTTTAAAAACTTTAGGTATAATACAAGGATTATATGCTACAAATGCTGCAAACGATAATCGTTTTAATGCACAATATACATTAAAATTTAATTCAAATACACAAGCATTTTATAGACGTTCTATAGCAGGAACAGCAGCAGCCGCAGTTTCTCAGGGTGGATTTAATGTGGTAGAATTACAATATGCTCCAACTATTGTATTTTTTAATGCTCATTTAAGATCAGCTTATAATTCAACATCTTCTACTTTATCATGGTCTATAGTAGATGGTCAAATGTTAGGCAATAGTAAATTAACTAATAATACTTTTAAAAAGAGTGCAACTCAATGGACAACATATGTAGCACCAGGAGCAGCAGCAACACCTAGCATTGTATCAGCAGGATCGGATGATTTTTATTATAAAATAAATGTAACAGATCAAGGTGCTAATTATTATGATATTCAATTATTGTCAGATGCATCTCCTGGGGCTTTTATACTTAAACAAACAAAACCATATTTTTTAACTTTTAAAGTTAAAAATGATGGTGGAAATAAAAATTTACTTTTAAATGTTGAATTAAATAATGGAGCATTTACTAATTATAGAAGATATAATTATGTTTCAACTTCTGCTTGGAGAGTACATGATGTACCATTTACAATGATGTCAGCTACAACTTCCGCAGCAAGATTGACATTTCAATTAGGACTGGCTGGAACAGGTAATATCTATATAGATGATGTTTATCTTTATGAAGTAATGTCTAATAATCCATCAAATAAAGCATCAATTTCTATTTATAATGATATGTCAAAAACATATTTTAAAACAGGATTGACTACATCTGGAGGAGTAAATGTTACACCTTCAGGAATAACTAGATATATTCTTTCGGCTAGAAATAATGTAGGATGGACAACATGGGCAACTGTAGTATCTGGAGCAGCCTCAGTAGTAACTAGTGTTATAGGAGCGCCTATATTTAAAACATATGGATATGGTTTAATGATGCCTATGACATATGCATTACAGGGCGTAAATTTATAATATTTTATAAATATTAATATAATACGTTCTAAAATTTAAAAGGGAGAATATCAATGCCTTTTGATGGAAAATTAAGTACTGATAGATTTTATCCAGTTACATTATATACAAGTGGTATGAAGAATGTTAATTCTATTAATATTAATAGCATTATTGTAAAATATTTTGAAAGTGCAGATACAGCATTTACAAAATATACTCCTGCAAGTGCTGATTGGGTATTAATGGGTAATGGAAAATATAAGTTAAATATTGGAGCAGGAGAATTTTCAAAATTAGGAACATATGAAATAACGGTTACTGCCGCAGGAGGTGCTGCTACTATTGGAAATACTTTTATTGATTATAACTTTGTAGTAGATGTTAGACCTTATACAATGATAGAATTTATGAATAGAACAGCAACATCTGCTGTATTAAATACAACTTCTGGAAATACTGCTTATATTAAAAATAGAATTCCTTTTAATATGAATACATATGCAACATCTTCTGTGTTAAATACAACTTCTGGAAATACAACATATAATAAAAATAGAATTCCTTTTAATTTAAATAATTATGCAACATCTTCAACTTTGAATACCGTAAGTACAAACGTTACAACAATTTCTGGATATACAGCAGGAACTAAAAATAGAATATCTAAAAATATTAATTTACTTTCAACATCAGCAGTATTGAGTAATGTGTCGGCTGATGTAAGTTATATGCAAAATAGATTTCCATTTAATATGAATACATATGCAACATCTTCTGTGTTAAATACCGTAAGTACAAATGTTACTATAATTTCAGGAATAACACAAAATATAGATAATGAAATAGATTCAATGTCTGGAAGTGTAGCTTATATTAAAAATAGAATTCCTAAAAATATTAATTTACTTGCAACATCTGCTATATTAAATACAGTAAATACAAACGTATCAACTATTTCGGGATATACAGCAGGAACTAAAAATTTTATTTCTAAAAATATTAATTTATTATCTACATCAGCAGTATTAAGTAATGTATCTGCAAGTGTAGAATATATGCAAAATAGATTTCCGTTTAATTTAAATAATTATGCAACATCAGCAGTATTAAGTACAACTTCTGGAAGTACAATATATATTAAAAATAGATTTCCATTTAATATGAATACATATGCAACATCTTCAACTTTGAATACCGTAGGAACAGATGTAATTACTATTTCAGGTAATATGATATTTGTTAAGAATAGAATTCCTAAAAATATTAATTTACTTGCAACATCTGCTATATTAAGTAATGTATCTGCAAGTGTAGAATATATGCAAAATAGATTTCCATTTAATTTAAATAATTATGCAACATCAGCAGTATTAAGTACAGTAAATACAAATGTAAATACGATTTCTGGATATGACGTATATATTAAAAATAGAATAGCAAAAAATCTTAATCAACTTGCAACGTCTTCAACATTAGATGTAGTAAATACAAATGTATCTATTATTTCAGGATATACAGCAGGAACTAAAAATTTTATTTCTAAGAATTTGAACCAGCTCGCAACATCTGCTATATTAAGTAATGTATCAGCTAATACAACATATATTCAAAATAAATTTCCTTTTAATATGAATATATATGCAACATCTTCAACATTAAGTACAGTAAATACAAATGTAAATACAATTTCTGGATATGATGTATATATTAAAAATAGAATATCTAAGAATTTAAATCAATTAGGAACATCAGCTATATTAGATACAGTAAGTACAAATGTAATAACTATTTCAAGTAATACTATAATAATTAAACAAGTAACAAATAATTTTACATTTAGTGGAAATAATGTTAATGCATATATTGCAGATACACATAACTTTAATGATATAACAGTTGGAGAAATTTTATCGGGAACAGTTGATAATACAACATTAGAAATTGCTTTAGAAAAAATTCTAGCATATTGTCAAGGAAAAATACAAGTTAATGGAAGTTTATTAACTTATTATTATAGAGATAATTCAACTCCTGCTATGTCATTAAGTAGCACAAATTATCACAGAACTAGAAATTCTGGATAATAAAAGGATGTTATAATGCCTTTTACTGCTGGTGATATTCTAGGAATATTAACAGGAGGATTACTAGGAAATGTAGTCCTTCCGTTTGATTATTTTACTGATGGTTGGTTTGAATTTACTAGTGGTGATGTTGTAATATCTCCTAGTACAATAGATTTAACAGGCATAGTTGTTAATCCTAATCTTAATATTTCATATGTTGAATCTATATCTATTACTACACTTAATTTTACACTTAATGATAATTCCGTTTATGGAAGTGCTATAATATTACCGAATCCAATAGATAATACTTTATATGTAATAAATCCGATTATAGGTGAAGGATATGGAATTATAAATTCTATATCGGGAATTAATCTAGATTCAATTATAAACAATCCTACAATAATTCAAGGACAAGGTAATACAGAAACCATATCAACTATTAATTTTGCAACTAGTATAATTGATCCATCAATTGCTGGAAATGCATTAATTGATTTAGATATAATTGGAATTGGAACTTCATTACCATCTATAAGTGCTAGTGTTGGTCAAGGAAATATAGAATCAGCAAATGCATTAACAATGACATTGGATACTTTAAATCCAAGTATATTATTATCGTCTATACTTTATCCAAATCCTGTTGATTTAAATTTAGTTATTTATGAACCAGATATTTTTGTAAATGGAGGTATAATAGTTTACATTAATACTCTTAATTTGACTACTTATACTGTTCCAAATGGATTACAAGTTATAATGAAACTAGATGGTCCTGGTAATTTTACTCATATCTATAATATTTCTAATAGTGGAACAGATATTAGTAATATATTATCAGCCGTTCCAAATAGTGTTTTATTAAGTGGAACAATAAATGATTTGAATTATATAGAGACTGTTTATCATGTAAGTGGAACAGAACTAGATTTAATAGTGCCTCCATATGAAAAGATTCATACATCATTATTTGGAGATTTTGCAACAGGATATGGAATGGGTAACGGAACAAATATGGTTAATGGATGGATTACAAAATGTGATGATAGTCAATTTTATAATAATGAAAGAAAATTATTTGATAATTTAATAACAGAAGCTTACAACTTACATGGTGTTTGTATGGATTATTATATTACATCTTATAATAAAAATTATGATAAGGTATGGGGAGAAGATAATAATAGATTTTTTGAAAGAAAATTCCCTGTCAATGTTTATTATATGTTACCTAGAGAAGAAAAAATGTGGTCTAAATTTGGTATTCAAGGAGTTGATACTTTTAGCATGTATATATCAAAATTACATTTTAGAGATACTTCAACTATAGGTATGAATGAAGTTGCTGGAGATATTGGACAAGGTACATATAATTCATATATTCCTCAAATTGGAGATATTATAAGATCAGAATATAATAATTATATATATGAAATAACTGAAGTAAAAGAAGAAATAGGAATGTTTTTATTATCTAAACAACACATATGGGAATTAATTGTGAAAACTTATAAAGATGAACACATATCATTGTCAGCTACAACATCGGCAGGAATGGCAGAAATTTCTGCTGTTACAAATAAATCAAGTGATATGTTTAATATTTCTAGTGTTATAGATACTAAAAAAGTACCAATTAAATACGTTTCAAAAAATTTTGAAAAACCTAGTAACGATCCATATGCAGGATGGTAATAAATGGCTAATATAATTGTTAGTGCTGATACTACAGATATGAATTTTTCAATATTAAGTGCAACACCAGAATTTTCGATTTCTGTTAGTTCGACTAATTTAAGATTATTTGTTCCTGCATATGAAGAAGCATTTACTCCAATGTTTCATGATTATAAAGGACAAAATTATAGCATGGGAACAGGCACAAATTTAAGACACGGATATATTACTAAATGTTCTCCTACTTATAATAATGAAAGAAGATTGTTTGATTATTTTTTAGTAGAATCTTACAATCATCATGGAGTATGTATGACTTATTATATAGCGTCATATAATAAAAATTATGATAAGATTTGGGGTGAAGATAATTATAGATTTTTCGAAAGAAAATTTAATTTTATGGCATTTTATTCTTTACCTAGAGAAGAAAAAATGTGGTCTAAGTTTGGTATTCCTGGTATGGATAGATTTAGTATATTTTCTTCTAAATTACATTTTAGAGATGCATCAACTTTTGGATTTAATTCAGTTAAAGGAAATATTGGACAAGGTACTTATCCTACTTATATTCCTAAAATGGGAGATATTATTAGGTCTAAATATAATAATTATCTTTATGAAATTGTAGAATTAAAAGAAGAAATAGGAATGTATTTATTATCAAAACAACATGTTTGGGAATTTATAGTTGCTCCTTATAAAGATGAACATATATCATTATCAGCTACGACTTCAACATCTATGAATGAAATATCTGCTTATACAAATAAATCAAGCGATATATTTAATATTTCTAGTGTTATAGATACTAAGAAAGTACCTGTTAAATATGTTCCTAAATCGGGGGAACATCCAAACAATGACCCGTTTGCAAACTGGTGAAATTTTTTTGACATTAAAAGTATAAAAGTATAAATACTAATAAAGACTTATATTGGAGATGTAAATGAAATTAAGTGATTATAAAGAACAAAAAGATATTAAAGATTTAGTTACCGGAAAACTTTTTGAAGAAGAAAAAGTTCAAGAAATTGTTATACCTTTAGTTGAAGAAAAAAAGATTGAAAATACTATAGAATTAATTGAAGCAAAACTTCCAGAAGAATCTAAAATTGAAGAACCTAAACCTAAAAAATGTGGTATTGAAGAATATAAAAAACAACAAGAAATTAAAAAAGCTATTGAAGAATCTTTTAAAGAACTAGTCAACATTCCAAAATTAATTAAAAAAGATAATAATATAATAATCGAAGGAACTGGAGAAGTGACTAGACAAGATATTATTAATTCTGTTGTTGAAAAATTAAAAGATGATCCTTTATTTTTAGATAAAGTTAAAGAATTAAAAGAAGAAGAAAATATAGATGATGAACCAAAACCAGTAGATCAACCTAATAGATCGACAGCATTTACAGGTGGTGGATTTACTGTTACTCAAATTAATTCTATTATTGATGAATATTTTATAACTCATCCAGATGCAGGAGCAGTTGATACTGTATTTGGAAGAACTGGAAATATTATATCACAAGTAAATGATTATAGTGCAAGTCAAATTAAAAATAATTCATCTGTTTCTGGATCACATGTAAATAATACTTTAAATATTTTAAACAGAAATATAAATTCAGTATCGGCAACAGTATATCATTTAAATTCAGATCAAATTATAGATAGATCAAGTGCAACTCCTTTACCAACAAATATTACATATGCTTTAAATTATTTAAATGATACTTTAGAACATTTATCATTATCAGCAGGGGAAGTAACTTCTGTATTTGGAAGAGCAGCAGATGTAGTAGCTACAGTTGGAGATTATAGTGCAAGTCAAATTAAGAACGATTCTGCTGTTTCAGGAACATATGTAAAACAAGCATTAAATGTATTATATAATAATTATGAATTAAAAAAAATGATTTTTTCGACTAAAACATCTGCATATGATATAATAACAAATGATAAATTAATTAGATGTAGTGGAACATTTATGGTAAGACTTCCAACAGCAAATGGAAGTGGAAGAAATTATCATATTAAAAATATATGGACGGGAACGGTTACATTATCTGGTGGTTTAATAGATGGAGAAACTACAAAAATAATTGATTCTAGATATTCAAATATTACAGTTGTAGATACTGATACAAATACATGGGATATTATTTAAGGAGTAAACATGTCTTATTTTAATAATATAAAAATTCAAGGTATAGATAAAGAAGGAATTATAAGAAATTTTCAAATTGATGAAGATGGATGTTTTCTTATAGAACAAGAAGTTAAAGAGTCTGCTTTAAATGGTAAAATAACTAATCTTAGTGCAGATACAACATTTACAGGACAAGCAGCATCTACATTAGGGGTTAATGCTATTCAAGTAGAATTAAAAACAGATAAAAATTGTACTGTATATGTTGATCAAGGTATAACTAGTGCTAATTTTGATGTAACAGATACTTATAATTATTATTATACATTGGGTGGTAATTCATGGACTACTCAAGCAGTCGGATCATGGTTTAGAGTTAGAGTAAAAAATTTAACATCAACATCAACATCATTTTTTAGATTAGGAACTGTAACATGTCCTATTGTTGAAGCATTACCTAGAAGTTTATCTACAAATGGTAATTTAAAAACAGCAACAAATGAATTATTAAATGGAGATTTTGTTGGAGTTAAATCTTCTCCTGTTGGAGCTATGAAAGTAGCAGAAACAGTTAGATTGGTTGGATCTAATTTTGGAGGAAATAATTTTGATACAAATTTTTGGACTAAAACAATAAAGACAGGAACAGCAAATGCACTATTATCAGCATCACCAAATCAATTAACATTAGCAACAGGAACAAGTGCAAATTCATCTATTATAGTTAATTCTTTTCGTACAGGAAGATATATAGCAGGAAATGCAAATTTTTTTAGAGGAGTAGTTCGTAGTCCTATTACATCAGGAAATAATCTTAAAAGATGGGGAGCATTTACATCAGCAGATGGTTTTTATTTTGAAACTAGTGGAGCTTCACAAGAATTTAGTGTTAATTCTAGAAAAGGAGCGACTAGTAATAAAATAAAAAGTGGTAGTTTAAATGGAACCAATGGATCAATATATACAATAGATACAAATGCAAATACATATGAAATATATTGGACAAATAGAAGTAGTTGGTTTTTTATAAATGATATTTTAATTCATAAATTTACAGGAAATACTGAACCATTAACAAATACAAATCATTTAAAAATAGGATTAGAATGTACAAATTTTGCTGGAACAAATTCAAATAATAAATTAGAAGCTAGAGTAACATCAATTAGTCGAATAGGATCACCAATATCAAAACCTATATCAAAATTAATAAATGCCAATGGAACTACTGTTTTAAAATATGGTCCTGGAACTTTACATTCGATTATTTTTGCATCAAAAGGAGCAAACACAAATACAATTAATATATATGATGGTATAACAGCCGTTAATTTAATATTTGGTCCCTTAGATACTTCAACAATATTATCAAATGAAATATCATTTGGTTATACTGGATTAGATTTTTATAATGGATTAACAATAGTTGTAGCAACATCTACAGCATCAGTATTTACGGTTATATATGAATAAAAGGAATTAAAATGAATTTTAATGATTTTTATAATTTAGAATTATATGAAATAGATTTATCAAATCTTTCTTTATTAAGAGAAATGGATAAAGAAGATTTAATGAATAATACCGATCCAAAGAGAGTAGAGAGAGCTAGAAAAGAATTAAGGACTAGACCTCCTAAAGTTACAGTAATGGATGATGGTATTGAGAGAGTTGAATATAATTTTAAAGCTAATCCTACAGTAGAATTTAGAAACCATTGGGGATATTGTGATCATAAAGATGATGATATAGTAGAGCTTTTTTGTGATTGCAAGGATTTCTTTTTTAGATTATATGCACCATTGGTTAAAGCAGGAATTGCTAAATATAAAGTTCCTCCTAAATTTGTTAAAAGAGGAAATATGTTAAATGGTCTTCCTTTAGCTGCTCCACCACCAAAATCAACTGGATATGGTGGAATATTGCCACATAATAAGCAATGGACTAAAAAGACTAATCCTAATGGAACTTTATATGTTTGTAAACACTTATATGCCTTACTATCAGATTATATATAAATAATTATTAAAGGGAGATTATTATATGAGTTATAAAGAATATTTAATAGAAAAATTAAACGAAGAAGTAGAAGATTGGAAAGAAGTATCGGGACAAAAAATTAGATCATCTATTAAAAATGATCTTCAATTAAAAAGTGGGGATGTAATTCCACAAGGAACTAATATTGAATTTGTTTTTGTTGAAAAAGATAGACAATATAGAATTAAAATAATTAAAACAGATAATGCTCAAGTTAAAGTTCCTATTTTATTAAAAGCATATAATCAAAATATTAAAGCTATTAATAAAATACCTAGTGAAAATACATTAGGAAAATATGTAATGGATGGAAATACTAAAACTGTTACAGGAAAAATTACGGATCCAGATTCAACAGCAACAGATGGTTCACCATCTTGGTTATTAGTATTAGGAATGATTTAAATAATAAGGATATAAAATGAAATTTAAACAATATTTAAAAGAAAGACTTATTATTGAAGAATTAACTTTGTTGGAAGATGAAGTTGAAACTAAACCTCTTGATAAAAAATTTATTATCAAATTGATGAATTATTTAGAAAGTCTTTTTCCTTCGTATGGAGATTTTGATAATAGCATGAGTGTTGAATTAAGTAAATATGTTAAAGGTGATATTAAAGATGTTAGAAAATTAAAGAAAAGAATTCATGAAATTATTTTAAGACTTAAACATAAACTTATAAGAGATACTCAAACTAAAGTTGAAAAATTAACAGCCGAACCTAAAACACAAGAAGGAAGTAAACCACTAGAAAAATTAATACCAAAATCTGTTCCTAGTCCTATGGAAATTTTAGATAGAGGTTATAATGGCTAAATTAGAACATCGTATTAATATAGATACGATATTGACATATATTTTAATTAAGAAATTAATAACTCCAATTGTTCGTTCAAAAGCATATAAATTAGGATTAATAAATAATGCTGGGAAACAATTGAGAGAAGCAAATACGGAGGAAGAAAGAGGAGCTTTTACATTATTAGATAAAGTTGTTTTTAAATTAAAAAGATTATTAGGGACTAGACTTTTAAATTTAAATAATTTTTTATATTTACAAACTATTAATTCAGATTTTTATAATAAGTTAATGGTTAAAGGATCAATAACACAAAGAGCAGAAATTATAAGAATTAATCAAGATGTAAAAACTATTAAAGAAAAATATAATATGTCAGAGGATGACTTAGTATATACGTTACTTAAAGAAGATTTAGATAGAGAATTCGAATAAGAGGAGAGAAAAATGCCAAGTGCAGTAGTCAAATCATTTGCAAAGAAATCTGGTAAGAATGTAAAAGAAATTGAGAAGATGTGGAATAAAGTATTAGCAAAAGTTAAAGAAACATATGAAGATAAAGATGATGATGAAATTTATGCTATTGTCACAGGTATCTTGAAAAAGAATTTAAAAATTCAAGAAGAAGATTCTGCGGCAGCAATTACAACATCAACAGCAGGAGATGTATCATCATATGGTGGAGCAGGAAATTTTGCTCCAAAACTAAGTACAGTTTTGTCCCGAATTGGCGATTTTAAACCTAAAAAGAAAAAGAAAGTTAATGAAGTAAATGAATATATTGATACATTTGTTTTTTAAGGATTTATATGCTTGTATCAAAAAAAATTAAAGTTAATTTACATCCAAGAAATATAAAGTATTTTGAATCTTTAGGATATATAATACCTAGATTTTTAGATAAATGGGGAAGAATGGTTGTAATTAAAGGAACAAAATTAGAAGTCAATATTAAAGATTTAATGAAAAATTCTCCTATTAAAGTATTAAGAAGGTGTGATAATTGTGGTGAAATAAAAAAAATTTCATGGATGAATTATTTCGATAGGTGTCAAAAATGTGCTAGAACAAAATATACACTTGATAATGTTATAGAAATTTTTAAAAAAGAAAATTGCAAATTATTAAGTTTAACCTATAATAATGTATATGAAAAATTAGAATATATTTGTAATTGTGGAAATAAATCAATTATAACATTGAGTAATTTTTTAAATGGACATAGATGTAATATATGTGGCTTAGAAAAACGTATAGAATCTTCAAGGAAAAAAATAACAGAAGAAGATAGATTACGAGCAAAAAATGAAAAAAGAGAAAGAACTAAATTAGAACAACAACGATGGAAAAATATAATTAAAAGAAGAGATAATTATAAATGTCAAATATGTGGATATCAAGGTAAATTGCTTGATAATTTCATGAATGCCCATCATATAGAATCTTTTTTAAATAATAAAGAATTAAGATTGGATATAAATAACGGAATAACATTTTGTCATAAATGTCATAGAAAATTTCATAATAAATATGGAATTAAAAATAATAATGAAAAACAGTTTAATGAATTTTTATTAATTGAAAAAGGAGTATAACATATGGACCTTTCCAAGATTTTTTTGATGAACCCCTTTTCTAAATTTTTTAGAGCAGCTAGAGTAAGTACGGGTGAAGAAAGAAAAGAAAATGAAGAAATTCTAAATAGCCAAGGTGCTTCTCAAGAAGAAATCGATTTCGGAAGGTTTGCAAATTACGAGGGATTAGAAGGACTTGGTAGTGGTGGATTAACCTATATAGGAATTCAATTTGAACAATTCTTTGCAAACAAAGCGGCTAGAATCGGTAAGTATAGAGAAATGTCTTTATATCCTGAAATTTCAGATGCGTTAGATCAAATATGTGATGAAGCTATTCAAGAAAATGATACCGGAGAAATTGTATCATTAGAAATTAAAAAAGAAATGCCAGAACATATTGAAGAAGAAGTTCGTAAACAATGGAAATATATTCTCAATGATGTTTTTTCTTTTAATGCTAGAGCATGGGATTTATTTAGAAAATGGTTAGTCGATGATGAATTATATGTAGAAGTAATAAGTGATAAAAATGGAGATAATATAATAGGAATTAAAATATTAGCTCCACAAACTGTAATGCCTATCTATGTAGAAAATACAATTAAAGGCTTTATGCAGACTAGTCTTCCTAAAAAAGATGTAAATGAAGTTGCATCTTCATCGGTTGAAAATGCTACTGTAATGTTTGATAAAGATCAAATTGCATATTCTAATTATGGATTGTATGGACAAAACTTTTTGGATGTAAGAGGATTTTTAGAATCTACAATCAGAGTATATAATCAATTAAGAAACTTAGAAGATTCATTAGTTATCTATAGACTAGTTCGTGCGCCAGAAAGAAGGGTATGGAATATTAATGTTGGTAAGATGCCAAAGGGAAAAGCTGAAGAATATATTAAAGGACTTATTCAAAAATATAAGAAAAGAATTATATATGATACAAATACTGGTGCAATGAATTCTGCTCAAAATGTTCAAGCTTTAACAGAAGATTTTTGGTTTGCAAAAAATGAAAATGGAGAAGGAACATCTGTAGATACAATTGGTGGAGGAATGAATTTAGGAGAATTAGATGATGTTAATTATTTTCTTCAAAAAATGTATAAGACTTTAAAGTTACCTAGATCAAGATGGGAAGATCCTGCTAATAGTGTTTATTCATCTGGTAAGTCAGGTGAAGTTGTAAGGGAAGAAATTAAATTTTCAAATTTTGTAGGAAGACTTCAAAATAGATTTAAATATATTCTTATTGATCCATTTTTAACACAATTGAGAATGCAAGGTATAGATCCAATGTATATAAATGATTCTATTTATAATGTAAGTTTTACTAGATCAAATTTATACAGAGAATATAAAGAAATGGAATTAACAGAATCTAGATTTGCATTATTAACAACTATGAATGATTTTGTTTTTAGTGATGAAAATCCACAAGGATATTTTTCTAAAGAGTTTATACTTAAAAAATATTTCTTAATGTCAGATGAAGAATGGGATGAAAATCTTAATGATTTAAGAAAAGAAAAGTTACAAGCTTCTGAAGCAAAAGCAGAAGGTGGTGAAGAAGGATTTGGTGGTGAAGAAGAAGGTGGTGAAGAAGGTGGAGGAGAATTTGGAGGTGGTGGTGAAGAAGCACCAGCAGAAGGTGAAGCGGCACCTGAAAAACCTACTACACCAGAGGAAGAATTACCAGTAGCTCCAGAATCTACTAATATTGAATTTGGTAAAGAAAGCGATGATGATACTGAGATTTTTAAAAACTGGATGAAAGATGATAAAACTATACAAAATAAAAAAAGAGATAATAGTTTATTATCAAAAGGGGATAAAATTATTTAAGGAGATATAATGAGTTATATAGAATGTTTAAATAATTTAATTACTGAAAATAATTTATCTAATGAAATTAAAGATTTAAAATTTCGTGATGAAGTTGTTGGACATCATAACGGTCAAACAGATTTTATACTTTATGCTATTCTTAATAATAAAGCTGTGGGAACAACTGAATATGTAGAATTTAATAAAATTCCTTCTATTTCGATGATTAAAGTACAACCATCTTATAGAAGATTAGGTATTGCAAAAAATATGGTAAGATATATACAATCACAATATCCACAGAAAGAAATTGAATGGGGGATGACAACTCCTGAAGGGACTGCATTATATCAATCAATTAAAGATGAATTATATGTTGATAAAGAAAAAATACTTTTAAAGAAAAAATATGAAGATTTAGTTTTAGAAAGAGATAAATTAAAAAAGGCTATGGATGATTTATATAAAAAATTTGATACTAATCCAGATAAAATTAGAAATAAAATTAAAGAATTAAATGACAGATTTGTTGTTGTTGATGATGAAATTTATGAATTAGAAAAAGAAATTTAGAATAAATATATAAATAATAATAAGACTATGAGTTATATAAAATATTTAACACAACATTTAGAATATTTTAATTTTCTAAATGAAGACATAATGAATGAAACAGATTTAAAAGAGGCAAATATATTTGCCGAAGATAATAATGTTTTAATATATGATGATAAGAAATTGATAACCATAGTAAAAGAATCTAGTTCAAATAAATTGATTGGAGCATTGTGGACTTCTTGGAATGTGAATGAAGAATTTTCTTTTGAAACAATTGTTGATGTAAAATATGGAAATATGGGAATAGGTTCTAGATTAGTAGATGAAGCAATTGAGGAATATAATTTTGAATCTAAAAAATATAAAAATCCAAAAATGAGAATGCAAGTTATTTCTCAAGTTATGGAAAAGATGTTATTGAAAAGAAATTTTAAAATAGAAAGTGTTGCTCCAGGTAGAAAAATAATGATAAGAAAATAGAGGAGGTTAAAATGGATTCGGTTATTAAAACAATTTTGGATGGTGATTGGACAGAGATGAAATCTTATTGTGAAAAGAAGTTGGCAGAAAAAACAACAGAAAGAATTAATGATAAGAAAATCGAAGTATTGGCAAAAATTAATGGAGTTGATGTAGAAAAACAAAAGGAAATAATGGATATTTCAAAGGGAGAATAATATGGCAAAACTCTTAACAGAATTTCTCTCATTTGATAAGCTAGAGGTTTTGACAGAGAAAATAGAAAATTCGGAAGAAAAAACATATAAATTGAAGGGTCCGTTTTTAGAAGCAGAAAGTAAAAATAAGAATGGTAGAATTTATAGTAAAGAAACTCTTATTAGAGAAGTTAAAGATTTTTATGAAACTAAAATCCTAAAGAAAAGATCAATGGGAGAATTAGATCATCCTGAAAACCCACAAATTAATTTAGAAAGAGTTTCTCATATTATTGAAGATTTAAAAATGGAAGGCAATGTTGGTATTGGTGTGGCTAAATTGATAGATACACCAATGGGAAGAATCGCACAAACACTAGTCAAAGAAGGTGTAGTTGTAGGAATGTCAACAAGAGGTGTTGGTTCTTTAGATGGTGATAGAGTTAAAGAAGATTATAAACTTATAACTGTGGATATAGTTGCTGATCCTTCTGCACCTAATGCATTTGTGGAAGGTGTATTAGAGAATAAAAATTTTATTATTGGTAAAGATGGCGAAATTGTAGAGGAAGCAATTGAAAATTTACAAAAAGAAGTTGATAAAAAATATAGCGGTAAAGATATGTCACAACTAGTTTTGCGTTATATGATGAATTTTGTTAGAGAAATTAGAAGTAAAAAAAATTAAAGAAAAAAGTTATTTTTAAGTCTAAGAACTATAAATAATTATAATAGTAACATAGGACCGTTAAAGGAGGAAAATATATGAGCAAAAAAATTACCGATAAAATTAAAGAAATCTTAACTCCTGAAGACCTTAAAATCTTCGAAGCAGCATTAGAACAAATGGTGGACGAAAAGGTTGCTTTAAAAGAGGAAGCGATAAAGACTAAATATGATACAATTGCTGAAGAGTATGTACAAAAGAAAGTTGCAGAAAAACTTGAGGAAGAAAAAGCTAAATTGGTAGAAGATTATGATACAAAATTAAATAATCTTGAAAAGAAGATTGTTACCAAGTTAGATAGTTTTCTAGATCATGTTATCGTAGAACAAGTTTCTGATGAAGCTTTAGCTAAGATTGCTATTAATGAAGTAGCAAGCCCAATTGTAGAAGCTATTAAGAATATCTATACTGAAAATTATATTGCTATAGATTCCAATGGTGATAAGAAAGTAAAAGATTTAGAAAAGAAAGTAAAAGAAACTGAAAAAAATCTTTCAGAATCTCTTGCTAAAGTTATGGAAACTGAAGAAAGATTAGAAAAGACTGCTACTTATCTATTAATTTCAGAGAAAGTAGAAGGAATGACAAAGACACAAAAAGGTCAAGTTACTAAAATGCTTAAAGATAAATCTTTCGATGAAGTAAAAGAAAAGATTGATACTTTGATTGAAATGGTAAAGAAAGATGGAAAGAAATTAGATGAAAAAACAGAAGAAAAGAAAGTTATTGATTCTGTTTTGCCTAATGAAGATGTAATAGAAGAAGATAAGAAAATTGTTCCAGATAATGATAAGACCGAATCTACATTTGCAGATTATGCTAATAGATATCTTTAAGAAATGTAGGATTCATAGTATTTCAAAATAAAAAATAGAGGAGGAAATTATATGATTAATAAAGAAACCCTTGTTAAGAAATGGGAAAGTGCAGAAGGAAAAATGAGCATTAAGGGAATTAAAGACCCTTATATTAAAGAAAATATGGCACAACTTCTTGAGAACCAAGAAGCGAAAGATTTTCACGGAGAAGAAGTTTTCACAGAAGCTACACAAGGTAGTATCTCGCATACTAGTTTGGGAACAAATGCTACTAAGTTAGCACAAGATGGTTCTTTTGGATATGCGTCACAAGCAGACGGTTGGAAATTCAGACCAGTTGCTCTTGCTCTTGTAAGACGTACATTCCCAGACCTTTTTGCTAATAAAGTAGTTGGTGTACAAGCTATGTCAACACCTGTTGGTCTTGCTTATGCTCTTCGTATTGTATATCAAAATACAAAACAAGAAGCTGCATGGGATTTGGTAGATTATTATGGTGGATATACAGGTAGCCAAGTTGGTGTTTCAGGTACATTGGCTGGAGTTTCTGCTCTTGGTAATTATGCTCGTAATACAGGTATTCATGATACTTCTGGTATTGGAGCTAGAACATCTGCGGCAGAAGGTTGGACACTTAGCGATGGTTGTAAGTTTACAGCCACTTCTACATCAACTTCGGGTACAGTAACAACAACTCTTAATAATCCTGCTGGTTGTGGATCATGGCCTCAACTTCAATTGAAGATTGACCAAACAGCTATTGAAGCTAGAACAAGAAAGTTAGCAGCAAGCTTCTCTCTTGAATCAGCACAAGATATTCGTGCAATGCATGGTATCGACATTGAAAGAGAAATGGTAAATGTTCTTCAATATGAGATCACAGCAGAACTTGATAGAGAGCTTCTTTATAGAATGAAGAGAGCAGCAACAGATACAAGTAATGGTGGAGCAACAATCTCTGCTATTAACGTAACACCTTCTACAACTGGTTTTGGTAGATGGGCTGGTGAATCTTATATGAGCGTAGTTGCTTCTATTATTCACCAAGCTAATAAGATTGCTATCGCAACTCGTAGAGGTGCTGGTAATTTTGTAGTAGCTTCTCCTTCCGTTATTTCTATTCTTCAAGCCGCAGGACATCAATTTGTACAATATACAAGTGATGTAAAACCTGGCACAATTATGGCTCAAGTAGGAAAACTTAATGGAACTATTGATGTTTATAGAGATCAATATGCTGAAACTGATTATGCTCTTGTTGGATATAAAGGTAGTGGAATTTCTGATACTGGTATTATTTTCAGCCCATATATCATGGGATTGACAAATAGAGCAATACATCCTAATGACTTCACACCAAGAGTAGGTGTTATGGCTCGTTATGCCATCACAGACAGCTTACTTGGTGCAGGACGTTATTACAGATTAATTCCTTACTACAATCTTTCAACTATCCTTGCTGGTGCGTAATAGTAAGTAGTAATTAGATAATTAAAAGGATGTAGAGAAATCTACATCCTTTTTTTATTTTATTTGAAAAATTTTATAAATATATATATAATACTGATAAATGTTTAAAGGAGGTTATTATGATGGTTGGTAATATTGCAGGATTTGATTTTACATTTGAACACAAAGGACAAAAAATATCAATACCAAATAACAGAAAAGGACATATAGTACCAGATGATATCGACATAAATGGTTTTAAAAATATGTTAATAATTTTAGTCCCCCCTGTACCTAAACCAATACAAAAACCAATTGAAAGACAAATAGAAGTATTAGAAATAGATTTAGATAAAGTTGAAATAAAAGAAGAAGAGATTAAACCTAGAAAGACAAAGAAAGGAAAACCTCTTAATGGTATAAAAATTAAAAAAGAAAAAAGAGAAAAACTTCTTTCTGAAATTTATTCTAAAACAGAATAATAGGAGATT